TATAAGATAATCAACAAAATGGATGTCAAGCTATGAGAGATGTTCTAGAGGCCATGCATGATTACCCGGATGAGGCTCTTGGGTTATTTTTCTTTTTGATAGTGATTGTCTGGTTATTGTCAGGTGTATTTGAGAAAAAAGATGGATGATAAACTCGATGAGATACTGGATCTCCTAAGATCTCAAAATGAGATGATTAAGGATATTCACGACTATGTGAAAGAAGTTACCAGCGAGAAATATATAGGGGAGTCTAGGATGACCAGCTTCTCTATCAATTTGGCCGCTGATATACTTACCGAAGCCATTAGCCCTAAGATAAAAGGGATGATGGTGGATTTATTAAGGAAACAGGGATGGAAAACCGAATGAGACATGGGAACATATGAGAAGAAGGTAAATCAGTTAAAAGATTTGATGGTAAGGAAATACAAATCGGCTTACAACAAATCCAAGGAAATGGACATAGATATAAGCTCGATGACATATCTTCCGAAACCAGACGCGTTTAACGTCATAAATATTGAAAAAATGCATGTTATTCTTGATCGGGTCAATAAGATCATAGATGATAACAAGGATAAGCTTAAGAATCCGACTTGCTCTACATGCGTACATCTGCATGATAATGATTGGGCGAAAAGATACGGGAAAGTATGTTGCTCTATTTGGCAAGTGTGTGACCATTATATAAACCCTAACAGTAAATATAACAGGAAGCAAAAGACTTATGTTAGACGACCAAGCAACAAAGCTTGTCCTAATTATGAGTATGGTGATGATAATTTTGAAAACAGAAGAAGATGTATAAAAGAAAAGAATACCCGATAAAGAGCTATGTGCCGATGCGCACCAACAAGGATAGGACGTGTATCTGCTGTGGCGATACGATCCCAGCCGGCAGCAGCAGGATGATACCTAGACACGCCAAGGCAAATCATAGTTTATGTTTCTCGTGCTTCAGGAAATGGAGAGATACGGGAGGAGATCTTAAGCTTATGGACAACCCCGGAGATGTGAAGAAAGAATATGTCATACATATGTCTAATATCATGAAAGGGAATTGTGATATAATAAAAGGTCGAAAGCTTTACGTGGCTTTTAAAAAGGCGATAAACGGCGGGAAGAAGATCGTTATCAAATTTGACACTGATCAACCGATATCTATGTCAACAAGAGTCATGAATCCTTCATTCGGGGAGATTATGGATGAGTACGGCAAGAACATATTCCAAGGTAATCTCAAACTGGTAGATGTTCCAAAAGGAGTTAAAGATTTGATAGTTAACTATATAGAAAAATATCGTAAATTATGAACATAAAGACATTTATATACATGATCTTAACATTCAGAAGAATAGATCCTATACCTAAAAGCCTAGGATTTATGGTAAGTATGGCATTATGGATGTCCATAGTATGTACAATATTTAACTTTACTGTATTGATAATAAAATTAATAAAATAGGGTAATTATATACCAAGAAAAAATTAATATCAGATAATCATGGATAATAAACAACTTTACAAAATAACCTTAACAAGGGAGCAACTGATGTTGATCTCACAATGTGTGGAAGACATCAGTAGATTTGCGGCGGGTGACATGGATCTACAGCATACAACAGATACATTGATAGATGATATGGATAGGACGGAATCGCTGGGGATAAAAAGCTTTATAGTCAATAACTCACGAGCGATAAGAAGAAGGTTGTTCCCAGATCTTGAGGATTTTGAGCATATAGGGTACGATGGAGGCAGTAAGGATAAGATAAACAGGAAGAGACTTATCGGCAACACCTACCAGATATATAGGTCGATATTACATCAGTTGGCCATTGACGAGAACTGGAATAACGTGTATAGCGGTATTACGTTACCTTCAGGTGATATGGGAACAATTAAAGTGGAGAGGGTTGATGATGAACGGGAAAGTAAGGGCGTTTAACGGGGATATGGGTATGGCGATGTCCGTATTCAAGGATATGGTAGGGAAGGATACCCTTATGTAGGAGACAATATCGGAGCCGCTAGCGTATTGAGGGAATTGGGCGATAAGAATCTTCTGATATTGTATACGGTAAGAGATGGTAAATATCTACAGGATGCCGTAGACTGGTTTAGATATAATCATATCAATCTGTATTCGGTGAACTACAATCCTGAGCCAGTATCATCATCACCAAAATTGTATTGTGATTATTATACAGGAATATCGGCACTCCGCTCACGGATAAAGGATATGTTGATTGGAATAAGATGTTGGTGTTATTAAAACAAAAGAACTTATTATGAAGATAATAAAAATGAATATCAAAAGATATAAGGAGATTATAAGAAAAAAGGATATACTAACACGAGCCTTATCAGAGGCTCGTAAATTAAACAAATCAATAATATGGGAGTAAAATATTTTACTGACGCAGGGATCGAATGTACCCCGGAAGAATGTAAGCTGATTGAATCATTAAATAGATTAGCGAAGAAATGGGAGAAGGACGGCAAACGTCTTTGGTTGTATTCCGCTAGTGGGGTTCTTACCGTCATGATGCATGGTGATAGGGAAGACAATCCTATACCTGAGATGCTTCCTAACGCAGGTACAAATCCAGATAATATTATAACTACAATCTCAGGAATAGGTAATGATGGAGGAGATTGGTAAACAAATTATAATTTATGAAAATAGGAGAACAGACAATAATATTTTTAGCCGTGAACAAGAATGGTGATGAGATTATTCTTGACAACACCCCCGCTCGACAAGGGGAGATATGGACGGATGAGAGATCGACGCATGACGAAGAGTATTTTTCCATCGAGGATCATAATTCGGCGATCGTACTCCCAAAAGGTACTATCCGTAGATTAACAGGTAGGGACTTGAAGTGGGAGGACGATCCTATATCTCTTAAATCTAAATCCGTCATCGATAAATTTCCTCATGCGGACATTGAATTTTATAAACAGAAGATAATAAACTTCGTAGAATGGATATAATGCCTCATTGTCTAAAACCTTAGTTTTATTAACTTTTAAAAATTACAAACATGAAAAAAGAAGAAAAGAAATTTGTAACAGAGTATCAAATCAATGGCAAAAAGTATGCCGGTGAAATATGGGCAACCTCATGGGAAGAAGCTGAATGTTTTATAAAACAAAGAGCTTCTACCGAAAAGGCTGTTGGGTTTATTCCTAAAGATTAATCATCTATACCACATCCAAAAAACAGATATTATGGCTACTAAAAAACAGATATTAGAATCAGATGAATTACTTCAACAAAAAAGAAGAGCTTATTATCTTTCAGATGAAGGATTCGAGGAATATAAAAAGTTCTTGTCAGATCCCGATCAAAAGAAATTCTGTTTCAAGGGATATTATTATGTAGAGGTGAAGGAGCAGGATGATAAAGAGCTATCAGGATTAATGGGACGAGTAGTATACGAATAAGGTAAGGTAATGTATAAGGGCTGATAACAAAAGAAGGATAGGATGATAATCGCCTATCCTTCTCTTACTTTAATCAAATATCTTGCCGCCAAAAGAGATAAAAGACTCTCTTGATTTAGGTATATTCCTGATATTATATAACGTTTTCTCAAATCCCTTCCTAGTCATATAAACCGTATTCCTGATCCCGGTATCCGTATTGTATCTGTAATGTGCGTAACCCTTCTTCATAACATTCTCTGTTAATATCCATTCTCTTTTATTCTTGTAAAAGAAACCTTGCTCTTGTAAAAACTCTCTTAACGATCTTTCCGCTATATCACATCCATGAGACTCAAGTTCTCTCCTAACATCACGAATCAACATATCATCACCTTTGTCATTGGCCATAATAGCTGTTTCAGCAAATCCTACTTTGGGAGCTTGTTCTTTGATAATATTGTCGGATATTCTCTTAGCCTCCTCTGCCGCTTTCTTAGCTTCAGCTAACGCCTGCTTTTCTTTCTCGGATACCAACAACGCCTCTAATGCTTCTATGTAATTATGTGGAAGATTCTTTTTTATGGATGCCTCCATTTCGTTAAAAGCATTCATGTACTCCAATTTAAATTTTATAGCTTTGCTACCAGTAAACCCCATGACAAGTATAGTAAATCCATCCCTATTCATTACATATCTTTTGGATTTTCTAAATCCACCATTAGGTTGAGGTATGTCATCATAGCATAAACAAAACATTTTATGTAAATCCATTTTTGGATTACATTCAGTATCAATAACATAACTCTTTTCTAACAAATCATCTATAGATCTTATAACTTTGCTATGATCCTTCTCAAATTTAACAGCTACTCTCAAGCTGTCTGTCAACACATCATTAGATTCATTAATAAAAACAAGATTATCCATAATATAAAAAAATAGGCTCAAAAGGAAATGTCGGATCTCACCTCGACAAATCCTAATGAGCCAAAAATATCTTACACATTGAATGACCTTGAAGTGAGATCCCGTCATTCATTGTTTCATGATGCGAATATAACCATAATATTTATGCTACAAACCGAAATAACAATAATTTATATTTATTTTGTATAATTTAATTTTGGCTATTTGAAGAATCCTAATAAATGCTTACATTTGCATTCATGAATAGAATATTTATTCCCATCCGTCCGATATGGATAGATAGGAATACAAAAATAGCCAATCAAATTGTCTTAAACAATTGATCGGCTATTTTTTCTTGTCATACTATATCAGCTATCTTCCTCTATCAAAGTACCAATTAGCGTCCTCCCCGGACTCATCCTTATTTCTACCACCTAGAAAGAATCCCATCGTCATGCCGTTGGTCATCAACCAGTAGTCGGATGTCTGCTTAATATCCCTAGCCGTCTTGATATTATACCATTGCTTACCAAACGAGAACTTCATGAGCTGCCTCCATAGCTTGCTCTCGCCCTTATACACGCCGGTCTGGACGGTAGCGAACGGATCCCAATTCCGAGGATCGGTGAGATCACCTAGCTTCCGGGCCGTGACCAGCGGGTCTTGTAACATATCTATAGCGTTAAGCTCCATGAACGGGGATGTCTGGGAAGCGATCTCATTGATCGTCCTGAACCCGATATAGGTAATGAACTGCCCGAACCAGCTATCCTCATTATCCTCCCTATATCCCATCAAAGCCCTTCCTATGGCTATCATCGTAGCGAATACCGCCATATTGATAATAGATCTCTTGATATTGGTCTGCTCATAAGGATTAAGACTATGATATTCTTTCAGCACGTCATGTATTTCCTTCATCCTGCCTTCTGACATCATATTATAGATATCTCCGGCGAATCTCCATAACGTTCTCATATATCCCTCCTCGAACTGGTTGGTCTGGAAATTGAAACCGGCTTTCTTATATGCCCGCTGCACGGCCAATATAAACCATCCACGATGAGGGAGCACCATGTTAAGGATCGCGTTCCGGCTAGCCCCCACCCGGTTCTGCTCGTTCAGGGCGCCGTCGCATATCTGCACCATACTCCTGACCCTGCTGGACAATGTAGGTATGTATCGGTCTATAATATCCTTATTAGCCTCGTTTTTAGCCACGATCTTCCCGTCCTTGACATTTACTAAATTCCATATGGAATAATCCCTTAAACGCTCCCAATCACGTTTAGCCTCATTAGCGGACATATTCCTGTCATTCATCATCATCTCCTTGAAATTGGAGTATGACCAGAACTGGCCCTCATATAGGCGGGTATCGTCCATGACTGAGATAATGACCTGCGGATCCAACGGGGAGTTAAGAACCTCCATCATCTTAAACGGCAGATCCCGGAATAAGGTTCTCCAGATCTTGTTATACGCCGCCGATCGTACACGGTTGCGGACATTAAACACACCTAGGGCCTCACCGACAACATATAACTTATTGGTACGATTTATGTCCCCGATCTCAGACACGTACGTACTTAACTGTTTCTGGGCTTCTCCATAAGCGTATTTCATGGAGTCCTTGCTTATGTACTGTCCTACCATACCTTCCAAAAGGAAGTTGGCCTGCCCGGTAAGGGCACCGGTAGCCGCCACGAACGGGGAGAAGCCTAGGTTGGATTTGGATACGAATTTGGTAAACATAAGAGCCAGCTTATTAAGATCGACCTTATAATTGCCTATATTCCATTCTGCTCGCTTATTGTTTATCCTAACGTCATAGATACTGGCGTTAACCCAGTCCTGAAACATCCTATAGGCATGCGTTGCCTCTGGGTTCTTACCGCCGTCGTATTGCGTCTCCAGCATCATGTTCCTGTATCCCATGACATCATCCAAAGCCGCTCTCTTATGCTTGTAAGCGGCTGCTTGTAAGGAT